ATCTGGGCGCCCATCGTGGGCGGCGCGCTGGCCCCCTGGGCGGCGGTGTTGAGCAGTGCATAGGTCTGCGCGAAGAAACCGCCCCCTTCCTGCTTCGCGCGCTGCATCGCCTCGGTCACGCCGTCGATTCTCTCCGCCAGAACCGTGAACCCGGATGCGATCGCATCCCCGATCCCGCTCTCGGCCAGAGTCTGCTTGAGGAGGGTGAAGCTGTTCGAGAGCAGGTTGATCCGCTGCTGGAGGTTGCCGACGGCCTTCTCGGCGTCCTTGGCGAAAGTCTTGTCGAGCTCGGCCGCGAGGCGGGGCAGGAAGTCGGTGGCCAGGACCTCGCCCTTCTCCAGCATCTCCTGGAGCTTCGAGGTGGAAACGCCCATCGCGCGCGCGGCGATCTGGAAGGCGCCAGGCAGGCGCTCGCCGAGCTGGCCCCTGAGCTCCTCGGCCTGCACCGTGCCCTTGGAGATCATCTGGGTGATGGCAAGGAGCGCCCCATCGGTTTCCTGCACCGACAGGCCCAGGACAGTCGAGGCGGCCGCGACGGACTCGAAGATCTTGCGAGTGGCATCTCCCTCGAGCGCCGTTCCCTTGGACGCCGCCGAGATCCGCACGTAGGCCCTGGCCGTCGTGTTCAGCTCCTGGCCGAGCCGGGCGGAAGTCTGGCGAACGTACTCCAGCTGCCGGGCGCCCTCGGCGGCCGAGCCGAAGGCGAACTGGAATCCGGTCCTGAGCTTGTCCACCTCGCGCTGCGCATCCACCATCGCGCCCACGAAGCTCTTCACGCCCGAGTAGATGGCCGCAGCGCTGAAGGTGCCGATGAGGGCCGAGCGCACGCTCGACATGACCGACGTCATGATCGAGGCGCTGCGCTGCGCCTCCTGGGTAGCCTTCCTCTGCCCGCGCTCGACCTCCTCGCCAGCCTTCCTCGCCGACGCGCCAAGGCCCTCGATCGCCTTGCGCGAGACCTCGACGTTGCCGACGAAGCCGGAGCCGTCCGCGGTCAGCTTGATGCCAAAGTTGATCGTCTCAGCCATCTTCGCGCTCGTTGAGCACTTTCATGGCCGCGGCTTCCATCACGCGCAGCCCCTGGTAAACCTCTCGCCGCTTCTTGTGGGGCACCCCTGCCATCACCAGCGCGGCCGGGATCGCCTCGTAGCGAAGGCCCAGGTGAATGACGATCGCGCGCTCGCCGCCCGTCACGACCTCGATGCGCCACTGGGTGCCCATGGCGAGGAATGCCTGGGCGGTGTCCCAGTTCTCTTCGAAGACCTCGAAGGGCGCCGCCTCCTGCTCTTCGTCGTCGGCTTGCCTCCGGAGCACGTCCTCAGGAGCGCCGAGAGCCGCCAGGTCAGCGAGGAAGCCCTGCGTTTCCTCCCGCCGCGGCGCGCCCCGGGCCCAGTAGCGCGCAGCGTCTACGAGTTTTTTCCTCGTGCGCCCTGGATCGTCCGGAAGAAGGTCCGCGCGATGGCCGTGCCGGTGCCCATGACCGAGAGCAGCCGTTCCACGTTCGCTTCGTTGCGCTCGAGCGGCTGGTCCGTCTCGTCCACCACGCCGCGCCAGCGGTGCTTCACCAGGCGCCTGGCCACGTCGTCGTCGTCGAGCTTCTTCTCGAGGATCTCCTCGTTGAGGGCCTTCACCTCCGAGGAGGTAAGGCGCGGGAACTCGATGTCGAAGCAGAACTTGACCGGCTTGCCGTTTTCCTCGTTGGGGATCTCGGCCTCGACCGTGGCCCAGAAGGTGGGGGAGTGCTGAACTCGAAACATGGCTATTCCTTTCTCGGAAAAAGGAGGCGAGCGTTCCGAGCACCCGCCTCAAGGCGCACCCGTCACATCGTGGTGATCGTGTACTCGTCGTTGCCCTTGTCGGGGCTGTGCGTGGTGCTCATCGTGTAGCCGAGCACCCCGTTCACCTCGGTCTCCTCGATGTCCGCGAGCTGCGTCTTGCCGGCGGCCACGATGACGCTGTTGCCCGCCTCGGAGCCGTGGCGCAGGGCGACCGCATCGAGCGTCACCGCGCGCAGGGCGGCGAAGTAGTCCTTCGTGGCGACCGTCACGGACTCGACGGTGAGCTTGCCGGCGGGCTTGCGATCGACGTACTCGATCGACTCGGCGTTCATCCACACCGCGTGCTGCACGTCGCCCGCGGTGTCCAGGGAGATGGACGCGACCTTCGCGGCATAGCCGTGCACCGAGAAGGAAGGCGTCCAGGTCGGGATCGAGGGCCGCGGCGTCTGGAATCCCGAAAAGTCGGCGGTCGTGGGCACGACCGCATCGATGACCGGCACGTAGATGCCGATGAAGCGGAACTTGTAGACCGGCCGGCGCTTGGCGTTGAACTCGAGCGCAACCGTGCCGCGCACGCCGTTCATCTCGTAGAGCACGCCGTCTCGATACGTGTAGATCGTCACCGCCTCGAACCCCGAGGAGACCGGGCGGTACTGCACGTTGGCCTTCACGGCGTAGACCGAGGTCGCGTCGGGAGGGGTCGTCCATGCCAGGTCGACGGTGGACACCTTCGTCGTGCCGTTGTAGCCGACGATCACCCGGCTTTGCCCGGAGCCCGTGCCGCCGGTGAGCGTCACCAGCATGCCGAGGTAGGCGTTGTCGGTCGCCGAGGCGCCGGCGGCGAGGGTGATTGCCTTCGCCGCTCCAGCCTGGGCCGGGCCGGTCACGTCGGCCGCGGTGACCGTCTCCGAGTGCGCGCACGCGCGAAGGAGCGGACCGTACTTGGGAGCGGTGGCCGCGGCGCCTGCGCCCGCAATCTCCACATCGAACTCCGTGACGCTCTCCTCCATCACGGGGATCTTCTCGGAGTTGCCCAGGTACGCCCGGTAGTGCTCCCGATCCTCGCTCTCCACGCGCAGCGGCGTGATCTTGAGGTTCGAGCACAGGATGGCGTTTGCCACCGGGGTCGGCACCGGGTCCGTTTGGTAGACGGCCTCGATCTTGGCGAGGATGACGGTTTTGCGGGGCAGCATGGTCGGCCTCCGTTACGCGGGTTCGGCGGGGGTGGGTTCGCGGCGGCGCACCACCGGAGCGGGCTTCTGCTCGTCGAGCTTGTCGGGGTGGTTCACCTGCACGGCGTCGCCACCGCGCTCGACGAGCTCGACCTCGCCATTGGGAAGGCGGACGTAGGAGCCGCCCTGGTCAGGGGTCTTCGTGGTCTCGGTCATGGGTTGATCTCCGTTTTTCGGATCTGGTAGCCGGTCTGGAAGTCGTCCTGCCAGTAGAGGACCTGGTCGCGCATGCCGATGAGTTGCCCGCCGGCGAACGTGCATGGGTCCCACTCCGGGTCCGGCTGCCAGTTCACGAGGGCGTCGCGCACGCGCATGCGCAGCGCGTTGAGCGCGTCCTGCACGGCGCTGCCCGTGGCGTCCGAGATGTTGCGCACGGCGAGCATCACGCCGAAGAGCGCGGACACCTCCTGCTGGACGATGCTCATCTCGAAATCGTTCTCCGCAGCGCTCTCCGCGAGCGGGATCACGAACGCGGCGGGGATCGTGGTCACGCCCTCGAGCGCGCGCTGGAAATCGGCAGCGCCGCCGACCTTGAGAAGGCCTGACGGCGGGATCTTCGCGGCCAGGCGCGCGACGATGGGGGCCACGTTCACGTGAGGCCCACCCCGGGGGCTGCCGCGCGAACGGCGGCGACCAGGTGATTGCCCAGAAGGCTCGTGATCTCGCGCCGGTCTTCGATCGTGATTCCGAAGATCTCGCGCTTCGGGATGCGGACCTTACGGCCACGGCCTGCCTGGCCGCCGAACTGGTGGATGCGCGCCCACGCGGGAGCGACTCCGATCACGACCGCGTACTTGCCTTCCACGCGATGCGTGATCGTGTTGAAGAGGTTGGTCGAGGTGTCCCGCAGGGGCTGGGCATTGCCCGCGACCTGGCGCTGGAAGCGAGCCCGGAAGATGCCGCTCCTCGTGACCAGCTTCCCGCCGCGGCGCATGCTACGGCCGCGCGAAGCGCGCTTCAGGACCGTGGCCCATGCGAGCGCTTGCCATTTCTGGCCCCTGGGGTCGACACCCGCGTCGAAGCGAAGCCGCGTCGACTGCGCCACCGCATCTCCGATCTCGCCCAGGGCCGGAGACGGATCGCGCCCGAACGCCGCGAGGCTCGCGAAGAGCGCGGTGACCTGGCGGTCCTGGACAACGATGGGGGCAGAGTTCACAACGGCCTCAGCGCGAGCGTCTCGTCGGTCATCGCCGCCGTGCGCTCGACGATGGCCACGGCACTCGATGCCACCGACGTGTCGGGGTCCTGCCCGGGGAGCTGCGCCTTCCCGGTCGAGATGTTCTTGAGGGCCTCGCGGGCATCCTCGCAGGCCAGGCGCACCGGATGCCCTTCGCCGGCCCGGTCCCCCCAAAGGAAGAAGCGGGCCATGTCGCTGGCCCACTTCTTGACGATCGCTGGAATGACCGAGA